CAACACCATTGAACACCAAAGAAACATTATTTACATGAATAGGTTGATTGTTTCTATGGTCTGTATAGTCTCCGGAGGTCGAATATCTGTTATGATAAATTAATTTATTTGTTTTAGGTAATTGTACATCTTTTATATTATGGTGTTTTTTGGTGATTAACTTAGCATCGTAGTATGTATATCCAAAACTATGCAAACCCCTAATTTGCGATTGTAAAATAATTTTATTTAATAAATTATAATTATTATTATTTAGTTTTACGGTTGCGAAACCTACAATACCACACATTATCGTTCTATTACTCTTGCTTTTGCCTTTTTTAATTCTTCATTAACTGTGCCACATTCTATCATTTTTTTTCTGTAATACATTACTAAACTTATTCGTGTAGCATCTTTATCGATTTTAGTAAT